TGACAAGCTTCTCCGACTCTACGCTCATGTTCTTCACATAGAGGTAGGCAGAGGTGAGCTTGTCTTCAGCCTTATATACAGTCAAGGCCGAGGCTTCAGCAGACGTGCTCTTAAGCTTCGCTCTAATGATTGAGCCAGAGTCCGCCGCAACGGAACGGTCAACCGCAATCGCAAATGGTGCTGTAAGAACGTCGTTGCTGCTGATTCGCAGGGAGACGCTTACACTAGCCATTATTCGTAGATAACGAGGTATTCGAGAGTCATGGCGTCGTCACTAGTGTCGATCTGAATGTCGTTAGTGCCGTTCCACGGGAAGAAAGCCCAGTCGCCTCCGTACAACTTTCCGAGCTCAATATTCTCTGGGGTTGTAGAAGCCAATTCGAGTGTAACTGTCTGAGACTTAGTCGTAGACAAGTTCTTGATGTACACCTTAGTAGCTTGATTGGATGAAGCGTAGTCGGTGGCGTCGAGCAAAACACCTGCAGTGGTCGCAGCAGCGTAGTACTTGCGAGCGACACCAGTAGTCTGCTCCAACCCAGTGGTCGAAGAAGCGTGTTTGGTGAGCGTAGAGGTAGTGCTCAAGGCCAGCGCATCTCCAGTCAGATCTGCGCTGCTAATTGTAACAGTTGCGGTAGTGGTAGCCATTTGTGTTTTAGTTTCTGCAAATATAGCAATTATCTGTAACGCGAAGTTTTCTTAGCAATACCCTTCGGTTGCTTCACGAATTGCTTTCTTCCTTTGGCCTTTGCCCTGTTTGTTGCGGCCTTCTCCGAAGAGGACAGGGCGTCCCATGCAGCCTTGGGCAGATACCGCTTCTTCCCCTTGGACTTAACCTCTTTAGAGCTGCCGCGCTTTTTGTTAGCGTGGGTGCCAGAAGTCATCCACTTCTGATCACCCCAGCTCTTGAGGGATTTCTGTGACTTTCTAAGAGTAGGCATCAGTCTCTGTATCCTCCGCCTGCTTTCTTGTAAGCAGTCGCAACCATCTGGGCCTTGCGTGCAGACCACTGACCAGGTCTGCCGCCCTTGCTGCCCGCTTTGATTCGGTTGAATATACGCTTTCGCAAACCAGGCTTGGTGTAGTTACCAGCCTCGTTTACGCGGCTCTTGGTCTTAGTCTTTGGCATGAGTCACTAGTTTGAACTGGGCCTTGGCTACGGCACCAGCATGTGGTTTGTAATCTCCCTTCATCAGGAAGTACCTACCGCGCTCCTCCATCCAGTGATAGCCCTTAGGGGGGTCTACTGAGACCTTTTTCTTCAGGGCCTTCATTAGCAATTCCACTTTCTGAGAGCCAGTGCTTTACGTGTTGGCTTCCCGTTGGGCTTCTTCATTGGACCCTTCACACCGCTCATACGAGCGCAGAAAGACTTGCGACGATTCGCCGCCTTGCTCCCCTTCTTCAGCTTTGACGGAGGTGTGGTCACCGCCGTCTTCAGCTTACTCCCTGGGTTGGCAGCACGATATCTTCTTACGCCCTTAGCAGTCAGGCCTCCAGATGCAGACTTATCCCCGCTCTTGACGGAGAACTTTTTTGGCATCGTACCCTTAGATTTCTTTCTTACCGTAGGCATGATGCAAATATAATTAATCTACATTATCCTCCTCAATGACCTTCATCGTAATCAAGTCTTCGTAAGTGCTCTCTATAAGGTTGCTTGGAGAAATACTTTGAAACGACACTTTGTCTCCAGTGTTTATCGGTGTAAGTATGTCGGTTTTTTCTTGATCTGAAATAGAAAACATATTTAAGAAATCAAATAGGTGTGCTCTATTATTGATCTGAATTATTTCAGATGAATCAATAATCATAATAGCCACGCCATCAGAATCAGCAGTTTGAAACATATCATACTGAGAGTATTCTTGCGTGGAGTCTGGGTTAACAGCCATAAATAAACATCTGCTAGCCTCTCTCATAAGAGCCAATGTTGATAGGTCTGAGTTTAAAGAAGACACTAGGTATTTTATCATGGTATTGAGTAGTATGTATCAATTTCACTCTCAATAGAGGCCCTGTTTGAAGACTGATCTCCATCCCACACAATTATTTCCTGCATACTTCCAGTAAAATAGGCGGCTGGAGTAGCTCCATGTGTGTTGCTTCCAATAGAAACTTCGTGAGATGAAGTGGAAAGAGTGCCAGTATAAGAAGTAGTTCCATTAGATACTGAGTTTGCAAAACATTCGACAGATCCAGTGCTTGTGGCCTTTGATGATATTTGAACTTGAGTGCTTCCAGATATGGATGGGGAGCTATCAGCAAAGTTTGCAGCTGAGGTGTTAAACACTACCGAACGACCAGTGGTCCCAGAAGCAGCGGTTCTAAGGTATTGAGCTACTCTTACTCTTGTCGGAGTATTTGCATCGTCTTGACAAAGTATTTGCTGATTAGCAACAGAGGCTGGAGTTTTGATTACTGAGGTAGCATAAAAGCTACCAGTATGCACCTGAGTAGATGAAGTAAGGAGTCTATCACCTCCATCAAAAGAAGCTGCTGCCTTAGAATTTACAAGTAACATAGACCCTGAAGAGTATATGGTTGGCATAGCAGAAACAGACCCTTGAGTGGCGTTGACTCCATTTCCGCTTTGGTCGTACCATATCGTGATTCGACCGTTTCCACCTCCACAATGCGAGGATATAGCCGACGTGTCAAGATAGTCTCCAGAGAATCCAACATCAAGATCTACAGCACTATCGTTTTGGATCCTTATGCAGTATCCAGAGTATGAGGAATTCAGCTTTCTAAAACTGTAAGCAAGTGAAGCTCCTGTGTACGTATCAAGGAGCAAAGTAGCTCCAGATGGTGGAGCAACAGAATTTATGTTATCTATGTTAGCAGAAGAGACGCCGTCGACCTTGGATATAGAAGACCACGATGTTCCACTGATTTTGTCTATACTCATGACAGCTCAACCCAATCTTGAGATGGTTTGAAGTAGATGGTACTATTCGCGCCATCCAATACGTAGCCGATTACCCTCACAAAGTCCCCAGAAGTGGATGGTGCCGTGGTGGTTACCGCTCCTGCCGTCGCGCTCATATACAAAACCTCTCCCATCTTCGCCGTGCTCCACCCAGTGTTGGAGGACATCTTAATGACACCTTCCACTAGTAGCTCATCACCACTAGCTGCGTCTGTAACTACTGTAATCATGCCAGTAGCAATGCCAGAAGTGGACTGAGCCCCTGCTGCGGAAACATTTGTAGTTCCAAAGCTCACGAGCGTACCAGCAGTAGCAGACGGTGCGGTACCGTAAGCGTCAGTAACCAGTCTAGCCCCGCCTTGGAACTCGCCTGCACTTGTCGGGGCGCTAAGGGTTTGAGAAAAAAGTTCTTCGCGAGGTACGTTGTCAACCTTAAGAGAGCCGCTCTGATCTGTGAAAGACAAAATCTGCCCCGCAGCTATTGTGTTCTGAAAGTTGACGTTGTCAAAGCTCTGAATCTTGGTTGTGGTGTTGAGGTAATCGCTATTAAGAAGTGATACGCATGTAGCGCCAGACGTCCCTATGGTAGTTCCGCTCTCATCCTTTACGCTCGTGTAGTGCAGCTCTTTGGCTATATACTTGTTGTTTATAGACCTCTTTATGTTTATGTATCCAGTAAGACTTCCAGCCTCAGCCACAAAATCTCCGTCTGGATCACCATACACAAAACTATTGCCAGGCAGCCTAATAGCTACGCTGTTTTGCTTAGATATTACATTTATGTCCGCCATAAACCTATAATTTCAGACAAGTTAGAGATTTACCAAAATATCTATTCCCACGTTTTCTAATTCGCACGTAGTGATATTCCCGAGGATATCATGAAAATAAAACTCAATTTCAACGCTTGCAACGCTTGCGAAAGTGAGATCAACCCCGCTGTGCTGTGCGCTACCCCCGATTAGCACATCTTCGTTGGCGTACATAAATATGTCTTCGCCAGCGTCGTCCTCGGAGGCGGTAATGACGAGAGTAACTCTAACCCAATGAGTTGCAAGCAGGGCTGGAGTCGAATTGTAAGTTTTAATCCTGGCCCAGAGCTCTCCTGCCGCCGAACCAGTATTAGACACAAATTTTGAAGAAGTAACATTCTTCTTTATGCGTATTCCCTTTCCAGTAAATCCGCCCCAGTTGAGGCCGCTGCCCTCAGATATTGTTATCTTGTCATCAGCAGTGCTGACCGCAATATTAAAAGCACCCTGAGTCACAGTCGGGTTCGATATTTCTAACTGGTCTAAAACTGAAGAGTCGGCGTCGTCGCCACTGAAGATGAATCCGTCGCCACCGTTTGACGGCGAAATAGACGGGCAGTTGGTGAGGTTAATCACACCATTATCATAAACTGGGTCTCCTGAGCCGCCAAAAAGAGTCAAAAATTCGAGAAGATCTGAAACACCTACGGATCCGTCGTCATCCAAGTCGCCAAGGACGCCAGAGGTGCCCCCCGTGAAGGTCGCCAAATCTCCTTGACCGCTATCTACAACCTGATTAATAGACGACACAGTAAGGGCTCCAGCTATATCGTCAAACGTTAACTTCCTATGCTCCTGTCCTAAAATATCATGAACGGCAAACATGAAATTAGAGGATTGCTCTGTAAGCCTCTCTGAAACAGACCCATAGGTTGAAAGAGGGATAACAGTCAAGTCATTAAACGACACAACCTCGACACTGTCGTCCGTGTTTACGGTAACGAAAGAGTTGTTGACCGTTGGACTGGTGTCAAACGCAAGTATCTTTTTCCAGCTGGCCATCCGTTATTACTTATTTAGCAACAACCTCAGCCTCTTGCTTTTTTTCTTCAATCTTTTCGAGTCTACTGAACTCTTTGTCGAGCTTAGAAATAAGAGCCGCGACAGCGGGTGCGTCGGTTGCCTTGATGTTTACAGTCTTGAGCGCTTCTTTCATGAAGAAGACTTCTGAAATATCAACTTTCATTTGAATTGGATTATGAATTTTCTACAAACTCACTCAGTTTGTTTACGAGCGAGCTAAGCAAAAATACATCTTTTCCCTCAAACGTGCAAGATGAAATTGTCCTCAACAACAAATCAGCCTCTTGTTTAGAGAGGCTGATGTTGTTCTTCTGGCTTGATCTAGATATTATCCCCATCAAGAGTAAATGTAGATGTCACCACCAGTTGTGGTGTAGATGTTTCCGTAATCCGCAAAGTCGGTATCTACGTTTCCTATTGCGGCTCCAGTGTGAGCGGTAGCTATATAGGCGGACGCTGTGAGAGCCGTCATAGCGCTCGTGGCGCCAGTCTTCATGTACGCCAATCTGTCTGCAGACTGATCATAACCAAACGCGGTAGTCTTGGTGTTTCCCTCAAAGACAATGCCAGAGTCCGAGTCAGCGGCAGTGACTGCGTTATTTAACAGAATAAATTTATCCTCAACCTCTAAATTAGTGGTGTTGAGCGTGGTTGTCGTGCCATTAACCGTGAGGTCGCCGCCTACAGTGGCGTCTCCACTGATATTGAGCGTAACGCCAGTAAAAACGTCACCAACTATGTTGGCCCAAGTGTTGGTGCCGCTACCAAGGCTGGCGCCTTCGTTTATTGACGGGAATATTCCGCTCCCGTTGATAAACACCTCTTCTGCTCCAGCAATATCAAAGCCAATTCTCCCGTCCGTAGAGAAGTCTATGTTCTCAGAGTCCGAAGCATTACCAACAACAAGAGATGTGTTGTATATGCTTGTGATCGTTGTCTGAGCGGCATCGATGTCGACCGTGACATCACCAGTTGTCGTGTCCTCGGTCAGCCCATCGCCGCCTGTAACGCTCGTAACCCCAGTGCTAACTGCAGCGACAAGCTCAGACACCGTAGACTTGTAATGCCCTCCATCTGTGTCGTAAAGCGCCACAAGGTCGCCAGAGGCAACCGTAATGTTTCCAGATGACGCAGTGAGCGAGTTAATGTCAAGAGCTATGGTTACATCGCTGTCGACACCGTACAAGACGTTGTTGTTTGTGCCCCCAGAAAGTCCAGTCCCAGCAATGAGGTCTTTCGCCATGTCTGCGGGCTGAAGGGCGCTATCAGCAAGCGTTCCCTGAGCAGAGGTAGCGAAGTCGCCAGTTGCAGAAAAGGCTGCAGTTCCAAAAGCGACAGACCTTGTCTGCAGCTCGTTTTCCGAGCCTGCCGTGCCGTCAGATACAACGAGCTCTGCGGTGAGATTGCTCGAATCTATGCTGGTTGTATTATCAGTAAGGGTCGCGGTAATTGTACCGTGAACTGTATCTGCGTCCTCTACGTGGACTTTTTTCCAACTTGCCATATTCTATTGTTTGTGTTGCAAATATAATTAAGAATCTATTCCGAAGAATAGCTCGTCTGATGTGTTGGCATACAACCCCCCAGAAACTGCCGTGGGAGCGGTTTGTCTCTCTAGCTTAAGAACCCCATCGACCTTCGCATCCCCCGCCACATGGAACAGATCAGTCGGTGAGGCGGTACCTATACCGACTCTGTCGCCTGCTCCATCAAAGAAAGCTAGAGCAGCCAAACCGTCAGACGCTATTGTAAACCCGTATGTATCGAGATCGGATGTAGCGTCAGCAGTAAACGTGAGATCGTCCGTAATGTTCGTGTCGCTGCCTCCAGATGAAAACTCATTCCACGTCGTGAGATTAGAGTCCAGGACGTACAGCGTGCTCGTATCGTTGACGTACACGAACATACCCTCCGCTCTTCTGGCAGTGGATATGGCGTCTCTTGCCGTGTCGTCTGCAACAGAACGAAGCCCACCCTTACCGTAAACAGCATCGTGAGATGGGTACGTATCCGCAGAATCGGTGGGGGCTATAAAGCCCGCTACTGTAACGCTATTTGGTATCGCCGCCATGTCAGCTCACTGTAATTATGGTTTGACCATTCAATATATTGGCGGTCCTGTAGACTGCGTAGTTGGTGGTGACATCGAACTGATTGGTAACTGAAACCGTGTCGTAATAAAACCCGTTTCCGTTTGCGGTGGTATAGCTACCCTCGTTATTCACCATAGGGACATTGGTCCCGTTGTCCAGCTTAAAAGAAGATGGCTGAAAGGCCCCAGAGTATATGGGGAATGCAAAAAACTTATATCCTCCGCTAAGGGCATTTAGATTAAAAGTGCCAGCAGAGCTGCCAAAAGCGTTCACCTGAAGAGACTCTATCTGGTTTTCGGTTAGAGTTTCCGAGGTGTTTGGACCAGCATAAGAGCGGAAAACGAAGGCGTAGGACTTATCTTTTTGAAAGGTTTCTCCATCTGTGTTCTGAGCTGTAATCTTAAATAAATAAGTGCCAGGAGCGTCTAGACCTACCGTCCCGTAAGAAGTGGAAAGAGGAGTGTCTGAGTAATCGTTGCCAGAAGAAACTGTGACAGAAGCTGTCGTGTCTGTTATCGAAACAGTGCCGTCTTCTATGTTGGCGGTGTTTGTGGCCTCCCAGCTAAAAGTGGGTGACGCGCTTATCGTGTCACCGCATTCAATAGTAGTTGCCTGACTCTGGATAAAAAACGAAGTAAATGCTGGGTCTTGATATGGATATAGCAGAGCGTCCCACATCTGCTGCATCGTCTGATTTACAAACGTGCTGCCCTGAGCTATGCCCCCTACGGTAGCTGTAGTCTGCTCGGCGTTGTTGTAAAGTACAGTTGTGTTTCCGCTGCCTCCGCCATCACCTGGATCCCCCTTGGGGCCCTTGGAGGTGACCTCCACATTGATTACAGACGGCTGGGATACAGATACAGACGTAGCGTTTGTGGTGTAGCTTATAGGTGCCCCACCATTAACGCTTACAGATAGGTTTATCTGATCATTTGTATTTACGGTTATTGCCATGACCGTACTTAGAAAGTGACATCAGGATTCACTTTGAACAGGCCCTCAAGAATGGTCTTCACTTCAGTGTCGTCAGTATACTGAATGTCGTATACGTAGACCCCAGGATCTATAGCCGCCATCGTAGACGCCGTCGCGTTAAAGGTTGCTACACCGCTACCGTCGCCGCTTACGTTATCTATTGTAAGTATGGTCGAATCATATGACACAGGAAGATTTATGCCAGCTGCACGGCCTCCGTTTATATCCTTGCTCTTGACCATAAGCTTGAAAACATAGTCAGATGTGTTTATAGCCGTGCCACTAGAATTTGTCATCGTAATGCTCATGGAGAAAGAATCCCCTCTCTTGCATACGATATCGAGCTTTTCCGATATATCTAAGTTTGCTGTAGCCATTACGATTGTTCTTGCTGTTCTACCTGCACCTCGAGCTGTTGCGCTTGGCGCTGATCTTTGTTCTGTTCCTTCATGACCTCGATCTTCTCTTTGAAGTTCTGATCGTCTTCGCGGAAACCGAGTGTGGCCTGAGCCTTAATCATCTCTATCTCCTTACGCATCTCGTGCTTGGCTTGCTCGAGCTGCATGTCGAGCTGCGCCTTGAGCTGCATCTCCTGCTGCCTTATCTGGGCCTCCATCTGCACTTTTTGCTGTTCGGCCTGAGCAGCTGCCTGAGCCGCCTGCTGAGCCTGCTGACCCTGCATCTGGGAGTTCTGAGCGGCCTGCTCTTGCTGCTGCTTCATGCGCTTCTTGCGGCGCAGCATAAGCAATCTCTCCGCCTGATTCACATCCTGCATGTTGCGAACAGCAATCGCATCCTCAAGGTCAATTTGACCCTGCTGTATGGCCATCTGTATGTTCTGTTCCAGATACTCCTTGTCCTTATCCTCCATGTCTCTGACGACCATTACGCCAAAGTTGTACATGGGGAGTTCTCTAAAGGAGTTCAAAACACCCATGTTTGATTCGCCGATGGCGTTAGCATAGATGTTGTACAGTACCGATTCCTCTGGAATAATCTGAACGCACTTGACCACATCCTGGCAAACCCGCTTGTAGAGAGCGAGTGAAGCGTTTGTGATGTCGTGGATCGCATTGTTCCCTTGATGGATAGCGATTTGCTGAACGCCAACCAAAGCGTCGGCTTTCGGAGTTGTACCGTCCATCTGCTCGTTGATCCCCGTTGTGTCGCGGATCAACTGCATGTAATGGTTGTACAACGCAATCATTTCATTGATGTTCCGAATTGCGTTTGGTATCTGCTGAATCGGTGGTGCCGAGGGTACCCCCTCAGGGGTCTTACTTCTGTAGTAGAAGACACCCGTCTGCTCGTAGATGTCGTGAAGTTCTAGAGGCTGCAACTCACCGCCCTTGCCGAGCTGGACGTTCTCCAGGCCCTCGATGTCGATGATCAAGCCGTCTGGCTTGGCCTTGGCTACCGCCTGCTGGATCTTGAGGTGCGTAAGCTGCAGCATGTCTGCAAAGCCCGTGCAGCTCTCCACCATAGACTTGGGGACCATGCGTCTCAAGTTGGTGGCAACAACAGAGTACGACATACGTGCTCTGGTGATATCATGGACGTTCTTCGGAACGTTCTTCATGGGGCCGTAGTCGAAGATGCAATCGGTGCCTACAACGAACTTGCCCCCGTAAACAGAGGCCACCTCCATCTTGTGGGGCTTTCTTTCGAACACAGAGTTTTTGCGCTCCTTGTACTCGTAACCCTTCATGTAGAAGTTAGAGGTTCCGAACTTGTTCTCCTTCTCCTCGAAGTAAAGACAGTCTACGGAGATAAACTCAAAGGAAAGCACGTCAACCATATAGTTGTCGTACCCATACTCCGTACGCTGCATTCTCTCATCGTAACGGGTCTTACTGTAGTCCGCAGGACTGTTTCCCGCATTGGTCTTCACCTTGTTGGCAATCTCCTTAAAATACTCCTCTGGCTTCTCGCCAGCCATTTGACGCTTGAGCTCACCTATAGAGATGCGCTCTACGTGACCAGCATATACGAGGTCCTCAAAATTGTGGTCCTCTGTGTAGCTGTGCACAAAGTTTACGGGGTCGATGTACTTCACTGAAATACCGTGAGACGGATCGTTGTCTCTTTTTGCCACGGCAAGACCAAGCGTAACAATGTCGTTGACACACCTTCTGTAGGTGGTGTCGTTAAAGTTGGACCACTGCAGAGTCATGTTGGTTGCAATCTGGGCTGCAATCTCTGCGTCCGTCTTGATGTTCGTGTCCAAGAAGATCTCCGCCTCCTCCAAAGAGTCTGGAATCTCCTCTGGGTCCAGGTCGAGCACGATGCCTGTCGTCTCCTTCAGCTGCAGCAGTGCATCCCTGTTCTGAACCTGCACACGCATTTTGTCCTTCTTCTTGTTCTTCTCAGAAGAAGACAAAGGATCTACCGACTCTAGGTTTGGATACGGATTGCGAGACAGAATCTTGTTCGCTACAACACGTACAAACTTTGGGAGAATAGGTACTGGAGTGAAATCCAGGTTCAACAAGCTACCATCCCCCTTGTTTGGGGAGAGCGAGTTGAGAAGTTGTTTGTATATAGACGTATCCTGATTCCCGTTTGCGTAATCTCTATTCCTCTCAAACGTCTTGTTTCTCTTCCCCATGAGAGAGGTTGAGTCGGACTGCTTGCCCCACTGGGAATAAATGGCTCGTGCGTACTGAAGGCCGTACTCCTTAGAAGACTTGTTTGCGCGTTCGGCCAGAGGGTCTGGAAAGCTCCCCTTTTCGTTGATGTTGCCAGTACTGTACATTTTTGCAAATATAATAAATCATCCGATCGTCTTATATCTGCGAAAAAACGTCTTCTCCGCAAAGTCTGACTTCGGCTTCTGTTTCACCTTCTGGGCTGCGAGCAAAGCTAAGCCAGAACTGATTGTCAAATCGTACTTGGTTCTGTCGTTGATTTTGAAGCCTATCCAGTCCTCCAAAGTACGATTAAAATACATCTTGCCGTAGTCTCCACTATCGTAGTTCTCACCCACGTGTTCGTGGATATATGCCTCGATAGCCTGCGCGTGAGACTGTATAACATCCTGAGAGTTAGACGGGATCCCCTTGGTCTTAACGTTCACCTTCGAGTTAGGTGTCCTAAGGTGAGCTGGCCTGTCCATTAGGTAGCCGTCGTAACCTCTTGATTCAAAGTATCTTACGATACCGTACTTATTGTTCTCCACGAGGAGCGGATATCCGTAGAAAAACGCAGCCATGAGAACGTCTTCGTAAAAGATCTTGGCTAGGTCTGGACGCGATGCGTACTCCACGACAAACATGTTCGATGGGTTCTCCATGTGGAACTTGTTGTACAGGTGCAGCGCCCCCTTGGAGCCTCTTCCGTCTACCGTAGCGTCGAGGTCATACGAGTCAACGCCGCCGCATCCCCTGTCTGCGAAGGGGGCGACGAGCTTACCTCTGTCTCGGCGTATCACGTTTCTCTGTTCCGTGGGTGGCATCCAAGCCACACGGAACCTGCCGTTAGGATCTGGAGAGAATACCACCTCCTTGTCCTTTTCTTTCCAGATGAAGTTTCCCCGAACCACTGGGTTTGGGTATAGCTCATCGTTGTACTGTATCTGCTGGTAGATCTTGCCGATGTTGAAGACGCTACCGTCGATACTGTCTCTGAAGGCTTCATCTTCGCTGAACGGAAACTGTCTAGTTGTCTCGTTTAGTTCGGATGGGTTGTTCTTCATGCTGTCGCGTTCATTCTTCAGGTACGTCCTCGCCCCCTGTATAACGCGATCACCGTCAAGACCATCCACAGGCCTATCAGGATCTTCAATGATTGGTCGTCCGTGTACATCAAAAAAACCTTCTAATGATTCATATGCAGGCACAAACAGTCTGTAGAGACCGCTCTTTGTTCTTCCGTTTGCATTTCGATCCATTGGATCCGAGTCGGCCCAGAGGTCTTTGTACTCTTTGCCGCCCTTGTCCATGGGATTTACTGTACTCCCGACTAGAGCCTTCCCTACAACATTACGCCCGACTATCAAACAGGTTCTCTGAATGCGCCATGCGTCCCTTATGTCTGTGGGCTTCTCCCACTTTCCTGCCTCGTCCAGGTACAACAGGTGAAGCTTCTCCCCGTCATACGCATTATTAGTGGTGTTCTTCCAGTTTATTACCGTATTAAGAGCCTCGCCCGTCTGCGAAGTCTTATTGTTCTTCGTGATTCTCTTACTCGGCTCGCGAAAAGCCAGCTCCATGCGTGGGTTAGTGGTACCATCCTGAATGGGTTTGAAGAAGAAGGGGTAATGCCTAAACATCTGCACAACCTTCTTCATGAATATATTCTCTTGAGCATCCTTACCAGTCTTGGACTGGATGCCCATAAGCTTGTCCTTTACCTGTGTGGCTTCGTCTAGCAGTACGGCAGAGCAGATATTTGTGTATCCGCTCCGCCGACACTTGGTGTACAACTGACCCAAACATCGGGGGTCTGCCTCACACGCTGCCATGTGCAGAAAGATGTCGCGCTGAAACGCAAGATACGAAGGATATCCTATATCGATCTTCGTCCACTGCAACATCATGTAGTGCCTCCCCGTTATATACGTAGGCCTGCCTGCATTGAAAAACCAAAAACCCTCACGCCTACGGCGAAACTCCTCTTCGATATACGGAGAAAACTTCTGCCGAAACTCTCTTGGCGTCTCCCCCCACTCATCCATACTCTTAATACGAGACAGTTCTGCAGGCATAGGAATCCTCTCCCACAGCTGCATGTTGTCTGGCTTTCCATATCCCGCAATCTCTTTTTCGGGAGGCTGAGTGGGAAGCACAATGAGTAGGTCACCACGTTGAATACACTCACCTTGCGTACCGTTGGGACAAATTGAGATAGCAGGGATATCATAATCCTCTATTTCTACAAGAACAGACATCAGAAAACCTGACCATACCTGTTTCTTCTAAAGCCAGGGGCGCCCACCTTGGGGTTTGCCAGCTCCATGTACTCACCGCACTCGTCACACATAATTTCGTGGCGAGCCTTGTCGTTGACGAATTTAATCTTTACTCCAGAAGCTTCCTTTTCTTCGCCGCAGTCGCATTTATACTTTGCCATAATTATCTTCCTTGAGAGGCGTATGGCTTCTTGTAATTCCTAGAAGCCTTGTTTTTAGATTGCTTAGTCTTGGCGTGTATGCCTTTTCTGCGCACACGCTTGCTTTTGTAGTTGGATACTTGAACTTTAGCCATTTCATTTAATTTGTACACCTGCAGGGACTCGAACCCCGAACCTGCGCATTAGAAGTGCGCTGCTCTATCCTGTTGAGCTACAGGTGCTTGCGCTTACCTGCTTCGCCTAACCCTTGGCCTATTGTTGGCCCTATTCTTAGACTGAGGTTGCTTTTTGGTTCTGTCAGACGTGCCCACATGCGCTTCGTCGAGACCGTCGCCGTTTCCGTACGTACCCTTACGGCGGTTGATTCGGTTGAGCATAGCTCTGTAGTTCTTGGCTTTTTCGCCCTTCCCGTACTTAGCGTACTCTTTTTTATAGTCTCTCTTTTTGAGCCTCATGGTACAAATATAATGAATTGTTGGGGCGGTGGGACTTGAACCCACGACTTCCTGTGTATAAGACAGACGCTCTAACCAACTGAACTACGCCCCAGTTGATAGACCCATATTGCGTAGTGGGCCGTCTGACGAAAACCAACCTATTCTTCGTTCCAGGATTCCTCCCAGAACTTGTGATCTAGATCTCTTCTTGCTTTTTCATATCTGTAAATTAAATCTTTCCAATTATTTAGAGAATCTTTCAGCGAAACCTCCGCTGTAGTCCTTGACTTCTTCGATCCCTCCACTTGTCTGTAGGTCTTTGATCATTTGCTCCAGCCTCTGGCGCTCTACCAGGAGGTCTTTACAGTCCGTGGCCGTCTGCTTGATAGATTGCAGCTCTGCCTTGCGCGCGCTCCCGTTGATCTCAGGATCAACAGGTTTCTTGATTTCGTCGATCATGTTGTTAATGGCAACCTCCATCGACGTCATCAAGCGCTCTGCCGCCTCAATCGTTGTGAACTTCTTCCTCGACATAGAGAAGGTCTTCTGAACGTGTTCTGTAGTACGGCTTGTCGTCGATGAATATCTTGTAGTCCATATCCTTCTTGATGCCCACAATATCCCCCACCTTGAGACCAAGCTCTTCTATCCACGGAGCAGTAAAGGCTACTCGGGCCTTAGTCACCTGAGACTCTTCGAGCTTTACGACCTCGATGAGATCGCTCTGCTCACCTGGTGACGACTCTTCTACGTGCTCGAGAAGGGCCCACCCCCCAAGAGGTCTGATCTCACCAGTGTCTTTGCACTTATATGCAATAGCCTGGTTGTTTACAGTATGCTCTGGATCGTACCTAACAAGGAAGTGCTTGTCCACACCAGTAAGCACTTGACCCTCATTAAGAACCACAAGGTGGTGAAAATACAGGGTGTCGCCCTCTTTGACGCCAGTGTTGTAGCGAAGTGGTGAGCACACCACTGGACCGTCGGTTACTCTGTGCTCGAAGTCTTTGAACTTGGAGTCTACGTAGAGTTCAAAACCGCTGTCCGTCTTAATAGTGTCCTTGAGTTGCTTTTCCAACTCAACGACAAACAGCTCTAAGGTTTTCATGAATTAAAAGTTACAGTCGTACTCAATTATGCACGGCATCTCGTCTACAGATTTCCATAGCACTTGGCTACCGTCCTGCTGTAAATATA